GTGCGCTTGCCCCAACATCTTGGCCTGTGACAGCGGCCTCGGTAGCGCCACCAGCCGCTGAAGCTAAACCTGATTTAAGCGTAAGATTGGCATCATCTGGCAGCACATCAAGCGCTGCTCCACCAATGGCCTGACCAGCGCCAGCACCTAATGCAGCCAATCCTGCTTTTCCAGGATCGCCCGTTTGAATCAGCGTGCCAGTACCAGCGCCAACAGCACTTCCAGCAACCGCAGGTAATGCAGCATTACCACCTAAAGTTCCGCTAAGAGTTCCAGCTTGTTGAGCGCCCTTAACAGCTTCACCAACTACTGAACCGGCATACATACCGCCTCCAGCAGCAAGACCTGCTTTGACGATATCTTCTGGAGAACCGCCTAATCCAGCAGTAATTCCAGCATTAACAACACCAGCGCCAACAGCCGTTGCCGCAGCACCTGTAGCGCCTAGAGCCTTACCAATAGCAGGCAAAAACTGAGGCGCAACAACCGCAACAACGGGAATAACAAACGGCGCTACCATTTCAAAGAAACTTTTATTTCTGTATTCTTGGTAGCCAGGATCGCCAGGCAGCGTTATTCCTGATGCTCTTGTTGGAAGACTTCCCGCTTTGGGATTTTCTGTTTTTGCGGCGGCGCGAAATTCTGCATTAAGTTGAGCAGGAGGAACCTGCATAGCCCTTTCTGTCCAAAACTGCTTGCCAGCCTCATCAGCTTTTCTGTTGAGATCGCGCAGGAATAAATACTCAACGTGCTGCTGTGGTGACATTGAGATGCCAGCGCGAGGATTTACGACGGTAGGATTAGTAGCCATCTTTTATCCTTAAATCAGTTTGGCGGCAGTTGCAAATATCGCAAGCGCTTGGTAATCAATATCACCGCGCAAGCTCTCAGCATCGCTTAATCCAAAGCGTCTAAGTCTTTCCATAAACATTGGATAGACCTGCTGATCTTGGATGCTCATTTCTGCCAGCTTTCCCAACTCTTTTAGCTGATCAGGGGTTAGACCAGTCTGCTCCATAAGCTGCATGATCATTTCCCTAGCCTGCTGCGTTTGCGGATTGCTCATAGCACCGCCACCACCTTGCATGGCTTGCATAACATCAGCGTTTTGTTGCATTGCAACATTTCTATTTGGTTGGGGAAGCATAGCCATAATCAATTTTCCAATTCAAGGGCAGCAACAATCTGTTCATGAATGTACAAGTGACTGGCTATCCAGTCATAAAAATCTTCTTCTCTATTCCAGTCAGTATCTAACAAATTGAAGGGGTTATTTAGCCCCAAAAGGTTAGCAAAAGCTTGGTGTTCAACCTGATGAACCTGCAACCAGTCATCCAAATTGTCTATATCAGCGTCAATTAGCGGGAAAACAGGCACTATAAAGCCTGCATCCATGAATGTTTCTTGGAATAACTTGTGCTGAACACCGTTTTCGAACAAAAACTCCCCTAGCGAGTCCTTATCGCCGAACTTCACGATGCTAAGAGTCTCCATGTTCATACTTTGTCAGCCTTACCTTCGAGTTTGTCGAAAATCTTGCCTAACATTCCCTTAATTTCATGGATGTCGTTCTTGTAATCGTCTTTACTAACGTACAAGTGCGGCAAATCCCGAATATCCTCATCTAAACGGTTCAACATCCGTGTAATGTTGTTCAGTGTCCAACCACCAAAGAAGGCGGCGATACCGACAACAAGATTAAAGAGCATTTGGCCTTCCAATTTAGACCCCGTAATCTTACAAACCATCGCCAGGCGTGATGTACACCGCAGCAGTTCCAGATGCTGTTCTTCCAGTAAAGAAAGCATTGGGCAAAAATGTCAGTATTTGAGTGGTATTTCCCAACAATGGGAAAGCCTCTCCTGTTGTGCTAATACTTGCCGATGCGGTATTGGCTGCTGCCGCAGTTGTGCCATAACCTAGAAACACGGTCACGTTTCCTGCGTTTACAACTCTGTATTGATTGCCACCCAAAGTAGTAGAAGAACACTGGACAGCGGTGGGCGCAGTTGTAGCAGCAGTAAAAATTACTGTGTTGCCTGTTTTTGTAAAAGCATTAATTCCCATTTAAGCCTCCGGTTGAGCAGGCCAATCTACAGCCCAAGGAAAACCATCTTTTTCTGGCAAATCGCGTAGTGCCTGGCGGTAAGTTGCCCAATCTAATTTGTTAGTAACTGGCGTATCATCCAACTGCGTCCAATCTGATTCAGCAAGTCTACGATTACGATCTTGGCGCACATTTTCAGATTGCTCTGCATCGCGCCTAGACTTATAAGCGGATTCCTGTTCGACTGCCGATCCTTCTTCGTTATCAGTGAAGATTGGCCCTAACACATATTTTTTGTACCACTTCCCATCTTCTGCTTTCTCTATGCCAGAAAACTGGCTGTACTGATAAACAGTTCCTCCAGTTGCTTGTGGCCCCTCGAACACAGGTTCAATTCCGTTTTGCACCATAAATTCTGGAGTTATCGGCGAAGGAATATCAAGTCTGCTTTTTAAAACATTCCGTAGCGAAGCATCCGTTGCAAAATACTCGCCTGTCGCTTCTATTCTGTATCCCATAATATTTTCCCTACGCAATAGCTAAGAAAAGATATGAACCTCCAGAAGCATTAATTGCTATTGGTGCTGTACTGGAAATCTCAAAACCCGAACTTGCCGGATTGATGTAATCAGTGGATGTGTTTTCTGATGCTGGACTATCCATAAAGAAGAATGGATCATTACCAACAGCAATTCCTCGAGCGCTATCCCAGACATACCAACCACCAATAGCATCTGTTCTTTTTATCATTACAAATCTTGCGCCAGTGGTAAATCCGCAATCAATAACTTGTGCCGCGCCTGTTCCCGTATAACCACCTGATTTTGAAACGCCTCCAATAGTTCCAAAAAGGTAAGCAACGTAGGTAGTACCACTCCCATTAACCTCACTTGAAGTACCAAGGCTAAATACGCTTGCGGTTGGGCTGGTGCTATTCCAGCGGGTAGTCGCGCCACTAACTCTCCCTGCTGTGCTATCAAGGAAAATATATTGCGTATTTGTTAAAGCCGATGAGTACACATTCCAACCACCTATAGCCGATCTTGCTTTTACAATCATTAAATCTGGAGCAACTCCTAAATTGTGCGCTTGTGTGGTGTTTGTGCCAGTTCCCGTGTAGCACACAACATCAAAGAAATAAGGTGCGCGGGTAAACAAGTAATTAATGTAGGTATTTGCTGATGCGTTGACAATAGTTGAAGTTGTTCCAACTTTAACCCCATCCATTACATCCCAAGGATTAGATTGTAAAATTGTTGCTCCGGCAGCAGTTTCTGCGGTTGTTGCGCTACTTGCAAGATAGTTAATTCCAACAAGTCTAGGAACCCACAAAGGAATGACTGACGCACCCCTATTTTTTATAATAACCAAATCGTCAATTGAGGAGCCGCCTGAAACAGTTGCATTTGCCCCAGTACCAGTTCTTGCAGACAACTGAAGAACATTCGTTCCACTTACGGGAACTCTCATTGGCCCACGACGAATCGCAATGTAAACAAAAGTTGATCCAGCTTCATTGATAGGCTGTTGTGGCCCATCAAAAAAGAATCCAGTCGCGGAAGCAACAACCCTATCAGCAGCAGTCGTTGTTTCAACATTAGCAGTATTAGGAGCAAGCCACGAATTTGGCCCCGTTCTTGCCATCCCGCGCATATTGTCAACGACCACCCATTGAGTTGCGCTCGTTGTAATATTTTTAATTAAAACCCACTGCGGTTCATACCCAAGCTGAACAACTTCTTGCGCTCTATGATTGCTTCCAAGATAAGTTCCGCAACTGATAACATTGTCAGCGGCAAAATCACCAAATCCACCTGCGTCATGAGCAAACGCATAAATCAATTTTGTACCAGTAGTTGCGGCAGATGAAATTGTGACCGTCGTACCAGATACGTTAAATGTTGTAAAACTTGCTTGGTTATCAGCTGAATTTAATATCAACTTGTTACTGCCGCTCAATGACCGATGCCATACAAACCAGTTACCGCTACCGGTATCTTTGAAAATTACCGAGCCTAACGTGCCAAGGTTTGATAAATCAACATCTGTTGCCGTGCCATTCGTATGCGAAACAGCTCTTACGTCAAAAAACTTATCTTTTTTTTCAAAAGTCCACGACGCATAATTTGCGCTACTTGTATTTAGTTTGGCTAGAGAACCAATACTAAACCCGTTGAAATTGAAAGAAGTAAGACCGTTTACTTGTGTTGTTTGCGCTGCGGAAGAATTGGATACCAAATCAAATGTTGCACCCCGCGCAGTATCGTATAAAGCATGGTCAGTAGCCGCTGATCGACTTTTGATCCAGACCATACCGCCCGATCCAGACAAGTCCATTCCGTTATCAATCGTTTGTGTTGATCCGTTTCCCGTATATAAATACGTCGAAAATACGTCTTCAACGTAAGAAGGCCCAGGAGTAGCTTGGCCCCCAAAACAAGACAACAACGCTTGTAGAATTCCTGTCATATCAGATTTGTGCCTGAGATTAACCAAGAGTTGCTGGTTACTTTTACTGCTGTCGCAATACCAAACTGCGTTAGTGTTCGGCTACCAGTTGCCCCGTTTCCAGCCAAATACATCGTGTCGCTAGTCAGAGAAATTGTGATGTTGTTAGCTGAACCATTAATGATGGTTACCGCCGAACCAATCGTGAATGCGACGTTTGAGTTTGCTGGAAAAGTGTAAACCGCAGCAGCCGTGTTAATGGGGTGATAAATATGTTTTCCAGAATCTCCAAGAACGACGTTGTAACTTCCATTCTGGATGTTCTGCGGGATACCCATATAGCCAACTACATTGGCGCTATCTGTTGTTGCATTAGCTACATTCGCGCTAATCGCCCCGCCGTTAATAGTGACGTTTGACAGCGTTATGTTGCCTATTGTTGAAACTGTATTTCCAAGCTGAATTACCGTATTTCCAAGCGTAATAGGCGTAGCAAAGTTTGCATCCAGTTGCGCCAACGGAATCGAAGTCGTGGCGCTGGCAAATGTATTTGGAACCGGCATTTAGAACCTCACTCTTAATTCGTGTTCGTATTCAAAACCGTTAATTACCATTGCCGAGGAATTAGAAGTAACGGTCATACCAAGATATTTACCCCATTGTTGCGCGTCAGTTTTGTATAAGACATATCCACTGGTACTGAGCCAGGAAATTACGCTAGATGAATTGTTAATCCAAGAAATAGGAGCGCCAAAATTGTTAGTCCAAACAACATAATTACCTAAAAGATAAGGCGGGCTAGAACTTGATTCGCTATCAATTGTTGTTGATAACAAACCAGCGCCATCTATTGTTGCTTCAATTCCAACCTTTAACGCTTGTTTTGTCCTGATTGGATCGGTCATCGGCATCAGTGCCGTTTCAATAACGCTGTCAATCAAACTCGTAGAATCTGAATACAAAAACACTAAGTCTGTTCCGGTAGTTCCGTACATATTGATTTTTCCATTTGTAGGAATGGAAGTAATCAATTTTAAATTTGGATTTTGCTTAGTAAAAAACCATTTTTTATCAAAGAACACCGCTTGGATGTATTGATATGTGCCGTTATAGTTGTAGCGAATATTAAAGGCAGCACACAAAATGTTGTTTATAAGTACCTGACCACCAGTAATCTCTGCTGTAGTAAAGTCAATGTCAGGGAAGACGCCATCCAGAGCATCTGATATTTTTGAAGTAGTAGAGCCAACAAGTGCGTAAGCACCGTATTCGTTCATAAACAATACTGAACGGAAGAACGGGAAAATTGCATACGGCAACCGAGTACCTACGGAGGCAGATACGTTGGTGTTGGTGAATATAGTTGTGCCTAACGATGTAACGCGAACATCAGAAAAGACATTGATGCTGTCTTCACCAAAGATGTACAAAAAGTTATTGGCTGATAACAGTTGGACAATATTGCTATGGAGCGTGCTATCCGTTAAAACAAGGTTGCCAGCAGACACACTTGTAAAATCGCTATAAGAATCAGCAGCAGAGTAAAAAACAGTCCTTCCCTGGCTAACCCAAGTTCTTCCTGAAAAAGTTTGTATTCCTGATACTGAATCTGTTTGGATAACGGCTTTGGCTGCTCCATTATTGCCTCCCCCGCCCGTAATCGTCACAGTAATGTTGGCATTGTTGGTGTAGTTGATTCCAGGATTAGTCATTACAATCCGTGAAATCTGATTACCAGACAAAATTGCTCTAGCAGCAGCATTTGTACCGCCACCACCTGTAATTGTCACAACCGTATTTAATACGTTGGTGTAGCCCGTGCCAGGATTAGTGACATTGATGCTAACTGTGCCTTTTCTAAACGTCACAAAACTACAAACAGCATTTGCTGCGTTTGTACTACCACCACCAAAAATCGTAACTGTTGGTGGATTTATATAACCCGATCCAGCTTCTGTTAGCGTGATAGCCGTAACCGCATTAGCAGTAACCGTCGCTTGAGCCGTTGCCTGAATGCCGCCAACTTCATCTGGAGCAGAAATATTAACGACAGGTGTGCTTGTGTATCCGCTTCCTGGTCTAAGAATAGCTATTGATCCGACGGAGCCAATAGTAACTAGATTAGTTCCATCCCAAGAAAAAACACCTTTTTCTGGATCGCCAATCAGTATTCTTTCGCTTTTCCATTGTGTAGTGTTAATTCCAGAATTGGAAAACGTACCAGCAACAGCTACATTGCTTTTTGTGTAATTAACAACATTAATTGCTTCAGCCCGACCATTCTCGCTAAACCCTAAAACAAAATCTGAGTTATTGATATTACAAGATGTTAGAGTTGTAACTGAATTGGAAAATGAAACATTTGCAGTAGTAAAGGTTGGAACAATTTTAAGATTGGCGTAACCAATAGGCATGGCGTTTTCTAACCAAGAAAACTCATCCTTATCAATAGCCGTGCGGTTAGCCTTGGTGTTAACACCTCTGAAGTTCTTGACTACCTCGTAACTTTTCTTTTGCTCTGTCGCAGCCATAGTTAGAACGGAGTGCTGTAAGGATCGGGCATTCGCCTTGTGAACGTAGTGTTGAGTACAGAGCGAACCTTGCTAATATATTGCTGGTAGAAAATTTCAGATTCGCCATAAGACTGTTCTTTGAACTTCGCCGTATACGCTGCGTAGTAAGCGACAGGTGTTGTATACGGATCAATAATGCTGTCCACCTCTGCGCCATTAACCAGCGGCACAGGCAAAATCGTTGTATCGACTTCGATGGTGTAAACCTGGTCAGGAATCGGAGAAATGTAAATCTGGTTCTGACCGAAAACAGAAAAAGCTACAGGCCGACCAATGTAATTCTGCCAATAACGTAATTGTGCGTTGAACTGCGTCCAGGGCATATAAGACA